GAGTGCGTATGCGGCACCCTGGCTGGAACCTCAGACAACCCCGATAACCATCACAATTTCTGCCCCGTGGCCCGCTACATCCGCTCAGTCGAAGCGGTACGGAAGGCGGCGCTGTGATGGCCCAACTCGATCCCATCTTTGCCAACGATCCTTCCACCCGGAACGCCGTGCAGATGGTAGACGGCATCTTCGCGGCCCTGAGCCGCCCAGCCTACCAGCGCCAGCCCGAATGGATGCGCGAAGAAATCGCAGGCCTGGACGAGGACATCACCTGCTGCGAGCAGCGCATTGCCGAACTCAAGAAAGAGATTCCGGCTCTCCAGCGCGAACTCCTCGAACAGCAGCGCGACCTCGCCGAGCACAAACTCACCCGCTACGAGAAACAGGCCGAGTTGGCCACGAAGACAGGCGGTGCAGCATGAGTACAGCTCTCACGATCAGCCCCAACGCCCCGCTCTCGATCACCGAGACCCGGCGCTCCACGCAGCAGATGATTGCCCAGCGCGCCTCCATCGTCGAGTGCATGTCCTCGGTCATGCGGAAAGATCACGACTACGGCGTGATCCCCGGAACCGGGAAGCCATCGCTCTACAAGCCCGGCTCGGAGAAGCTACTGGCGCTCTTCAATCTTGCAGCCCAGCCCAACGTCGAAGACCTCAGCACTCCCGATTGCATCCGCTACCGGGTGACCATCACCGTGATCCACGCGCCCACGCAGGCCGTGGTCGGTTACGGCGTCGGCGAGGCCAGCTCTGCCGAGTCGAAGTACCAGTGGCGCGCGGTGGTCTGCGAAGAAGAGTGGCAGGACACGCCAGAGGATCGGCGGCGCCTGAAATGGAAGAAGGGTTACCAGGGCTCGCCCGCGAGTTGCATTCAGCAGATTCGCGCCGAGATGGAGGACGTGGCCAACACGGTCCTCAAGATGGCCAAGAAGCGCGCCCAGATCGACGCGGTTCTCACAGCCACCGCAGCCAGCGACGTGTTCGCCCAGGACGTGGAAGACCTGGTCGCCGCGGGCCTCGACCTGCCGCCCGATGCAACCGAGTTCGCCCCGCAAGCGCCGTTACCGCAGGAGCTGCAGCGCGAGGCCGACGCACCGCCGGCACGGACTCAGCAGCCGCAACCCCAAGCCCAACCCCAGGCACAGCGCCAGCAGGCCCCACCGCCCGCCCAGCGCCCGGTACAGCAGCCAACCCAGCAGCGGCAGGCACCAGCGCCGCAAAGCGGAGTGCGGCTCATCAGCGGCCCGCAGGCAAGCCGGTTCTGGGCCATCGCCATGCAGTACCACAAGGACCACACCAAGATCACGGGCTACCTGCACAACGTGCTCGGGGTGCAGAAGAAAGACGACATCCCGGTCAGCCGCTACGACGAAGCGATTGCCTGGGCGGAAGGGAAGGAGGACTGATGTCTACCTTTCCTTCGGTTCTCACCGGCGAGGATGTCTTCTTCGAGCACGACGCCCACGCGTACATCGACGCGGACGGCCACACGCAGCGCATGTCGGTCACCCAGGCCATCAAGATCGCGGGCTTGATCGACTACAGCATGATCCCACCCGACGTGCTGATGAATGCCGCGGCGCGCGGCCGTCTGGTGCACCAGGGCGCGGCCATCCTCGACAAGGGCTATGACCTCAGCTACTACGAGATCCCGCCCGAGTGTGAACCGTACATCGAAGCCTACGCGCGGTTCTGCCGCGAGATGCGCTTCATTCCCGATCCCGAGTGGATCGAGCGCCCGATGATCGTCGAGATGTTCGGGCACCGGGTGGGCATGACACCGGACGCGGTCGGGACCATCGACGGCGTACCCACCGTCCTGGAGCGCAAGGCGACGTCGGCCGCGCATCCCTCCTGGGCCATTCAGACCGCCGGATACGAGCTGGGGCTTCGCGCCGCCGGCTTGCAGATTCGGCAGCGGATGGCCGTTCAACTTCTTCGCACTGGCAAGTATCGCCCCTTCTATTACGAGGACCAGGGCGACTCCGAGACCTTCGCCGATGCTTTCCGGCTCGCCGCCTGGAAGCTGAAGCACAACCTGGCCAAGTTGGCCTGAGGACTCTCCAATGGAAATGATCTCCATCGATCCTTCTCGCTCCTCTCAAATCGCGCAGATCGGCCATGACGGCCGCTCATTGTGCCGTGTGCTGTTTCGGCGCGGCGGTCTCTACGAATATCGGAACCTCGATTCCGAGATGTTTGCGCAGTTCCAGTCGCACCCGAAGCCTGGTGAATTCTTCCGGGACCACATCAAGGGCAACGCGGTGAAGTTCCCCTTCTCTAAGGTGGAAGGTTCGGAGTTCACAGCGCCTCCTCTCGAAGCGAGTCCGGCAGCGGTGGACCGCGCAGCATCCCGGCTCTACATGCACTCGACAGCGCCCACTTCCCATTTTGCCCCCTCAAATGAGGTCGAAAAAGAGGAAGCGCCCGCGCCTGAGATCGAGAACCAGGAGGTTGAGCAGGTGGCCCAGAAAGCAAGCCTCCTCGTCCAGAACGCCGTCACCCTGAAGGTCACAGACCCGACCACACAGCACCAGGCATCGCAAGTACTCCTTGCAATCGCCGCGCTGCGCAAAGAGGTCGCCGACACCTTCCGGCCCATGAAGGAAGCGGCCTTCAAAGCCCACCGCACCGTCTGCGAGCAGGAGAAGAAGCACGATCAGCCCCTGGCCGACGCCGAGCGCGCCGTCAAGGCTCAGATCGGGAACTTCGTCGCCGAGCAGAACCGGCTCGCCCGTGAGGCCGAGGAAGCCGCCCGCAAGGCCGAGCATGAGCGCGCCGAACGTGAGGCCCTGGAGCTTTCGCAGCAGCGGGCCATCGAGGACGCGGTTGCTCTGGAATCCATCGGCGACACGGTGGGAGCACAAGCGGTGCTCGACAATCCGGCGCCCATGCCGGTGCGCTATGTGGCCCCGGCCCCTATCGCGCCCCAGGTTGCTCAGGTGTCCGGCGTCTCGACCCGCGAGGACTGGGACTTCCGCATCACCGACGAGATGGCCATCCCGCGCGAGTACCTGCTCGTGAACGAGTCGGCCATCCGCGCTCTGGGGAAGACGACCAAGGGAAAGGCCCGGATCGCAGGCGTCGAGTTCTATTCCAAACAGGTGGTCGCCGCCAGCCGGCGCGGGTAGCTCAACAGTGGTTGGAGCAACCGGCCACGGAGTGGTGGCGGAGGCAAGCATGAACATCCTGAAGATCACCAAAGCAGACCTTGATGAGCGCGGATTTTACGCAGCGTCCGAGAGCGTTAATTTTGACGGTGCGATTGAGATCGACGGCAATCTCGGTTGGGTGCAGTTTCGCGGGTTTTTGAGAGCCGCAGCGGGTATCGCCGCCAAGGCGGGCTCGGGCATCGAGGCGGGCTGGGGCATCAAGGCGGGCGAGGGCATCGAGGCGGGCTGGGGCATCAAGGCGGGCTGGGGCATCGAGGCGGGCTGGGGCATCAAGGCGGGCTGGGGCATCAAGGCGGGCTGGGGCATCGAGGCGGGCTGGGGCATCAAGGCGGGCTGGGGCATCGAGGCGGGCTGGGGCATCGAGGCGGGCTGGGGCATCAAGGCGGGCGAGGGCATCGAGGCGGGCTTCCAGATTTCCGCACGGAAAGCTATCAGCGCAAAACTGCGGATCTTCGCTGGCTTATGCATTTGGCGCGTTCCCGCAGCCACCGAGATGACGATCATCGCGCGCGAGGTAAACGGGTCCGTCTGCTACGGAGATGTGAAGTTGCTCACCGAGACGACGGAAGCGCCTACCGTAGCGAGGACGCGGACTAGCTAACAGTGGTCGCGCGCGAAATAAGCACGGCTCAATACGCGCGGGGTGAAAGGTGCACCCCTCCTAGACCACAGCCGAAAAGATCGAGGGCAGCAATGGAGCAGCAGGTTACAGGTCAGATCGCCAACGTCATCAAGCAGGCCCGCTATGGGTTCATCCATGACGGCACCGGCAAGCGGTACTTTCTCCACCAGTCGGCCATGAGGGAGCGCCGGCCGATTCCACCGCAGGGAACGCGGGTCTCCTTCTTCATCGCACCACCCCTCGACAAAGAGAAGCTGGAACGCGCCGTCAACGTCGAGGTCTTATGAGAAGGCTACCTCTTCCTGAGCGCATTCGACGGAACATCAACGTCAATCCGACGACGGATTGCTGGGAGTGGAAGCTCGCTTGCGACCGCCACGGGTATGGAAAGATTCGCATGGAAAACGGCCCGCAACTGGCGCATCGAGTCTCTTATTCAACGTTCGTTGGGCCGATTCCTTCTGCTCTGACTATCGATCACCTCTGCCGCAATCGGCGTTGCGTGAACCCTAAACATCTCGAAGCTGTGACGCGCAAGGAAAACACCTTGCGCGGAGAGGGTGTGTGCGCCGTCCATGCGCGCCAGACACATTGCGCCAGCGGTCACCCTCTCTCTGGCGCGAATCTCTATTCCTGGCATGGCTCACGGGCCTGCAAACAGTGTCGTCATGCCGCGACTAAAAGCTACCGGGTAAAGGAGGCAGCATGACCAGGTGGTGCATCGAGTGCGCGCAACAGCAGCAGCACCAGGCCGCGACGAAGACGGTCGACGGCGACCCGCTCTGTGACTTCCACGCGAAGAAGGCTGGTGAGTCGGGCGGCGAAACAGAGCCAGTAACACCGGCCCCGGCGAAGAAGCCGCGCGGGCCTTACCGCAAGAGAGTTGAGACCGCCGAGCCCCCGGCGAAGAAGCCGCGCGGGCCTTACCGCAAGAGAGTTGAGACCGCCGAGCCCCCGGCGCCCGCTCTCGAACTCCTGAAACACGAGCCGGAAGTCGCTCCGCCTGCGCCCAGCAATGCCGACCGCGTCCTCTGGAAGGCCCGGCTCAGCATTCAGCAGCGCAAGGACGAGTTCCTGTTTCGCGCCAGCGAGGAGTTTTCAGAAGCATCGACCATCGCAACCGACCTGCTCGACAGCTCACCAAGCTGCCAGATGGTGGGCGCGGTGATCGTCGGAATTGAACGCGTTGCACGGCTTTGGAACTGAGGGGAGAGCGATGGGGGCTAATAGCAAAATCGAATGGACCGACCACACATTCAACCCGTGGATCGGGTGCACCAAGGTTTCAGTGGGTTGCAGGAACTGCTACGCGAAGACATCGGACGACCGGCACCTGTTTGGCCAGATAAGTCACTGGGGCCCAGGCGCACCGCGCCGGCGTACATCGGAGAGTAACTGGCGCGAGCCGATCCGATGGGCCAAGCGGGCACAGGCCGCAGGCGTCCGCGAGAAGGTCTTCTGCGCAAGCCAGGCCGATGTGTTCGACGCCGAAGCACCCGAGGGTGCGCAGCGCGACCTTTTCAATCTGATTCACATGACCTCAGACTGGCTCGACTGGCTCCTGGTGACCAAGCGGCCCGAGCGCATCCACACCGTGATGGAAGCCGCGTATCTCTGGCCCGAATGGTTCCTCGATCACCGCTGCTGGCTGCTGACCTCGACCGAGAACCAGGACGCGGCAGACAAGAGAGTTCCCTCGCTGCTGGAGATCCCGGCGGCTGTGCATGGCGTGAGCGCCGAACCGCTGCTGGGGCTGATTCGCTTCGACCGCATCGGCGAAGAGATCGAGGGCTACCTGAACGCCCTGGCCGCGGTGGTTCACTGCGACGGGCGCGGCACGAAGTCAATCACCGGCCTCGACTGGGTCATCTGCGGCGGCGAGATCGGCCACGGTGCGCGGCCGATGAATCCAGCCTGGGCTCGGTCCCTGCGGGATCAATGCAAGGTCACAGGCACCGCCTTCTTTTTCAAACAGTGGGGTGAGTTCGCACCTATCGAGTCGCCGATTGGAAACGCCGGCGACGTGGTGCGCGGACAGCGCCAGCTAGTGCAGTTAGACGGCACTCACTTCAACAAGCTCTTCCTTGAGGATGTCCCGGCGGGCGCGCAGTGGATGGAGCGGCAAGGCAAGAAGGACGCCGGATCGCTGCTCGACGGCCAGGAACACAAAGCATTCCCGGAGGTGCTCGATGCCCGCTAAGAAAGCCACCATCCCCAAGCAGATCATCAAGGCTCTCAGTATCGCCGAGACCTTTATCGAGGAAGAGCTTCAGGTTCGCCGGGCCTCTTTTCTCCCAACCGGGTCGCCGTACATCGACGAAGCCGAACGCGCACTGGCCGCTGTCACCAAGGCCCTCGCCAAAGCAGGGGGGGCACTCTGATGAGACCAAGCAAAACAATTCTCCTCTGGAGTGAATCCGAGGACGAGGCCAGCCGGTTGGCTTTTGTGCTCTCGATCTCCCTGCATGTCACGGTGGACCGCGCGGCGAGCGCCTGTGAGTTTAAGGCCGCTCTGAGCGCGCACAGCTATGACCTGGTGATGCTGCTCGACCCGCAACGCAAGCGCGGGGCGCTGATGCACCTGGCAGGCCCGGCGACCGCGGTCCTGGTCACCAGCAGCAAGCGCACCGAGAGTAATGCGGTGTTGCTCGACACGGTGAAGGCTCTCACGGCCCGGAAGCGCGGTCCGGTCCCAGCGATGCACCCGGTACGGGCTTACGCGGAGGTCGCATAGATGGCCGCACGTTGGCAGCAATGGATGCCCCTCTACATCGACCGATTCCTGGGAAGCCCAGAGGTGCAGATGATGGAGCCGGCAGAATTCAAGGGTTATGTCTGCCTCCTTCTCGCGGCATGGCAAACAGAAGACTGCTCTCTTCCATCCGACGAGGCTGAGTTAGCTATAGTAAGTCGCCTCGGTACAAAGTTGTGGCGCAAACATTCTGATCACATTTTGCGAAAGTTTGTGATCGCAAACGGACGCCTCCGCAATGAAGTGTGCTACGAGGAATGGCTTAAGGCATCGGCGACCTTTGATCGCAATTGCGAGGCGGCTGAGGAGTTGAAACGGAAGCGCAGTGAGGCTGGAAAGCGAGGGAATCAAACTCGCTGGGGTGATCGCAAACCTATCGCAACCGGGGTCGCAAGTGGGATCGCAAACGAATCGCAAAACATCGCTTTAACAGGAACAGGAACAGGAACAGGAACAGGAACAGGGGGAACGCCCCCTTCTGCTCCGCCTGATCTCGCTCCTGTAAACCCCAACCCGAAGCCCGAGCCCATTCCTGAAGCCCTAGAGGCCCTGCCCTTCGACGCCGAGCCGGAAGATAACATTCCCGACGGTCTGGCCCCGATGCAATACGCGCACTTCGTGCTGACCGAGGCCGCAATCCCCGCTGGATATGCGCTCAAAGTCAAAACCGGCGACGCGATTGAAATGCTGGCGCGGCTCGAGTCCTGCGGCATGGCAAAGGCCACCAAGCGCCTGCTCGACCGGATGCGCGCGGCTCAGGCCCGCGGCGACAAAGTGAATGGATTCTGGCTGGAAGACGGCCACTGGAAGACGGGCGGGGCATCGGGCTCCGCCGACGCCGAGCGTGATGCCTTCCTTGCGGGGGCGAGCCGATGACACGCGAGCAGCTTTGGAAAATCTACCAGGATGCCTGCGCTGCCATCGGGCGCACAGCAGTGAGCGTGCAAGCCGAACCGTGGATGGCAGTACTCGGAACCTTCGAGGAGCGCGACGTGCGCGCGGCACTGGTCACCTGGTGGGGCGACACGGAACTGGTTCCCTCGGGCAGCGGCTTTCGCACGCGCGGGTCAGTGATGCCGGCGGCGTCGGACCTGAAAGCGATGGTGCTCGACGCCCTGCGCAAGGACCGCGAGGCGAGGCACTTCCAACCCTGCAGCCGGCGCACGACTGACGACAGCGGCAAAGAGTTCGCTTGCGACAAGGGCGACCTCTGGACGCGCGAGCCCGGCAGTTACTGGGAGCGCGCCGGCAAGTGCCCATGCCGCGTGAAGTGGGAGCAGACGAATGGAAAGGGAATTACGTACTTACTCCCTTGAAAACGGAAAGGACTAAATGACGTCTGAGCAACTGGAATCTCGCAAACAGCAAGACGAAATAGTGCGGCGCAAACTGGCCGTGGCCCCTTTGCGCTTCGAGGCCAACGGGAAAGAGATGATGTACTGCTATCCCGACTCAAAGCATGATCTCGCAGGGTGGATATTGTATCGACATCCCGATGGCCAATGGGTAACTCTTCGTAAAGCCACAGACCAGGACATCTCTGCAATGAGCAGAGCGGTGAGTAAGCAGTTTCACGATGGCTACGGGAGTTAAAACATAATTCCCAATGGAAAGGTGGTAGCGGCATGATCGACTGGGCTGTCAGCACCAACTGCGCGCATTACGATTGCGGCTCCTGTGTCGCCAAAGGTTGTGAATGCTCCTGCCACGTCTTCCCGCGTAACGACGACGGCGAGCCGGTCAACCTGGAGCCTTACGAGGACGACACCGATCCACTGCGCGGAATCATCAACGGCTGCATCTTTGGGCTGCTTGGATGGGGGGGCATCGCTCTCATAGCGTGGGCCATCTGGAAGGCGGTCCATCATGCCTGAGCTGAGACTGGAGATCGCCGGGGTTCCCCCGACCAACAACCACTATAAGAATTTCCGCGTCATGCCCACCCGGAATGGCAAGAGCGTCCCGAGTTGGTATCACACCGCGAAGGCGAAGGAATGGTTCGCCGCCGTCGCCGCCCACGCCGCCGGCCGCAAGCTGAGGGCCGCGACCTACACCGTGAGCTATGCCGTGTTCACCGGCTCGCCGGTCTGCACCGACGTGGACAACTACGCGAAGTGTGTGCTCGACGGCCTGGCCCACTGCGGTGTGATCGACAACGACAAGAACGTGATCGACCTGCATGGCTACCGCCGGATCGACCGCGGCAATCCGCGCACGGTCATCATCGTTCGGACCGAACAAGAGGGGCTGTTTGGGGGCGCGCAGTGAAAGCGCCAGTCTGCATCGATCTCTATTGCGGCCTGGGTGGATGGGCTGAAGGCTTCCTCGCTGAAGGCTACGAGTGCATTGATCGCCAAGATCCCGTTTCCGCTCTCTCAGCATATCGCGCGCTGTTTCAAGCCGGTCGCATTGGAGGCCACCGCATGACCCTGTTCGATTTGGTTGAAGAGGTCCAAGAGAAGACGCACCTGGGCGAGCTGGAGATTCTCGACCGTGTGCAGCGCGCATGGCCCAGCCACACGCAATTCACGCCCACGCAGGCCGCGCTGATGGTTCGCGCGATTCAGCGGGACGGGCAAAAAGAGAGGGCCGCGGCATGAAGGACTTCTTCCGCAATATGGCAGCGTTCCTGTTTGTCGGCGCACTGTTCATCGGCCTGCTCTGGGTTGCCGGCTGCAACTTCGACGGCACCTGGGACAACCTGAACTGGGATCACCCCACCAACTGGCTCGATCAGAGCCAACACCCGGAGGCGAAGTGAGCGACAAGACTTGCCCAACCTGCGGCCAGCCGTGGCCGCGCACAGGACCGAAGCGGGTGTGCACGGGCTGCGCGCTTCCGATCCGGCGCCATGACCGCTGGCACTTCGGACGGCGCGGGCCTGAGCACAACGACTGCGAGCACCCGGAAGGTCTGCCGCTGATCGAACCTGAACCGACGATGGAGTTGCTGGGGGTGAGCGATGGGCAATAACACCAGCAGATCGACACAATGGTCGGAAGCGCCCGCGAAGCCGAGTTACAAGATGTGCCTGCACCGGCAGTGGGAGTGGCCATTCAAGAGCTGCACCCGGCCCCAGGGACATGAGGGCGAGCACTGCGAAGAGAGACGCGCCGGGACCGTGATGGTCTCGACCTGGTGGCGGAGGGAACCGTGAGCAACATTACAGTCAACGAACTATCTCTGCATTTCTGGCCCCGTGTTGACCGTACACCCGGGCTGGGTCCGCAAGGCGACTGCTGGGAGTGGACGGGGCCTATATCGGTCGGCTATGGGGCGGTGTGCTTCGACAGTTTCCACCTCCATGCGCATCGGGCGTCTTGGTGGATTGCGAACGGGCGCGAGCCTAACGGTCTAGTTTGCCACACATGTGACAACAGAAAATGCGTGAACCCATCGCACCTATACGAAGGCGACCACTCCTCAAATATCCAGGACGCATGGGATCGAGGAAGAAGAGCCCCGAGAGAGACAACCATCCCGGCGCACTGCGCCAACGGCCACGAATTGACTGGCGACAATCTCTATCTTTGGGTGAATAAGGCTAACAAGTACTCCACCAGTCCGCGCGTTCAGTGTCGCGCCTGCAAGGCAATCAACTTCGAGAGGTTCTACGCGAAACGGAGGGCATCCCATGCAACTGCATCTTGATTACTCACAACGCCTCGCCCCGGCAACCCAGGAGCGCATCGCCGACGGGATGCGGCAGGCCGACGAGAACGCCGACTGCCGGTGGCGCCACACCTTCGACGGCTGTGTGCTGGCCGCGGCGCGCAAGAAGCCAGAGATCACCAGCGACGATGTACTGGCCGAGATCGAGGCGCTGCCCGACCCGCCAAGCACTCACAACCTGGCAGCCATCGGGCCGGCCATGAAGCGCGCTGCAGTGATGGGCATTCTGGCGCGGACCGACCGCTGTGTGCGCTCGCAGATCGGGCACAAAAACGGAAACCTGCACGCGGTGTGGGTGAGCAAGTACTTCGCGGGGGTGACGGCGTGAATCCTGCTGTCTATTTCAGTTCGGCCAGTGAAGAGTGGGCCACGCCGGTGGACGTTTACGCCGCGCTCGACGCCGAGTTTGGATTCGACTTTGACCCATGTCCGCTGGGGGGGGAGATCGATGGAACGGCTCCGCTGTTCGTCGAGTGGCGCGGCAAGCGAGTCTTCTGCAATCCGCCCTACGGCCCACACTTGCGGCCATTCTTGGAACGAGCACAGGAAGCCGACCTTGCCGTGTTCCTGATTCCTGCCCGCACCGACACTCGCTGGTTTCACGAGATCGTCCTGCCTCATGCGGCAGAGATCCGATTCGTCAAAGGAAGGCTCAAGTTTGGCGGGGCGGCTAATAGCGCACCATTCCCGAGCATGATCGTAGTTTTCAACGCAGCATAACCCGGCCCGGATGGGCAATGGAGGCAACATGGAACACATAGATGCAGTTTTGGTTATCCCATGCGAACCGGCGAGGGTGATCGACCGCGACACCGCAGCGCTGCTGTCCGAAATCCAGTGGGAGGTTGAACGCTCGAAGATGCACGGCGAGAAGTTCGCCAGCCTCCATGAAGCCTACGCGGTGATTCTCGAAGAGCTGGACGAGGTGTGGGACATCGCCCGGCGCAAACGGCGCGACCGCGACCCGACCGAAATCCGCAAGGAAATGGTTCAGATTGCAGCGATGGCGGTAAAAGCCGTGAAATCACTCGAAAACTTCGTAGGCGGCGCCGTCTAGGTCAGCTCTCAACCTCAACTCTCAACCGAAAGATGGAGGCAACACAATGGAATCGACCACCTTCTTCCCCGGCGCCAACCGCCGGGTAACCCTGGGCAGCCCCACCAAGCAATGCTCAAACGGCCGCATCGTCTTCGCGGTGCAGATGCCCCTCACGGGCGAATCGTTCGCCGGCCTGCCCGACTGGGTCGGCAGCGGCTTCGAGGCCGTGTCCAAGGCATTCATGGAAGTGGACCCCGAAGTGCAGGAAGTGAGCGACCTCGCGCTGGCATTCTCGAACGACGCGCCCAAGGGTGAGCTGTTCGCGCCGCCATCGGCCCGGCTACCGGGAGCATCGCTCAAAGGCTTCAAGATCGTCCGCGCCGGCGAACCCGACGACCCGGAGATTGAGTTGCACTTCAAAGCCTACGGCCCCTTCACGCGCGACTTCTGGGCGTGGATCGGCGAGATGGCCGGGCAGGAGGTTTACATGGCGTTCCCGTCAACGGTCGGCGGTACGGTGACCGTGGCGAAGACCGCGCCTGCGCTGCATGACGATCCCGACGATGAAGCCGACCGCCTGGAGAACCTGAAGCCTGAGCATGACGACGAGTTCAGCGGCACGCTCTCAGACCTGTCGGGCGACATCCCCGAAGACCCCAGCCTCGAAGAAGATCTGGGACCGGAGTTCGAGAGCCAGGTTCGCCAGTCGATGGGAGCGCCGGAACCCTTCGGCGACAAGCCCCGCCTGGTGGATGCGCGGCCTGGGCGCGGCGGCAAGAGCAAGGACGGCGTAAAATCGAAGCCAAACGGCGCGCGGAAGTCCCTGGCAGTCAACTAACAGAGAGGAACGAATGCAGACCTCCATCTTCAATCGCGAGCCGCGCCCGTGCATACTGGCCCGGCTCGCCTGCATAAAGTGCGGGCCGGTGCGCATGGCGCTGGCCCCGCAAGACGAACCCATCACCGCGCTCGAATGCCCCTACTGTTTCAGTGAGGCCAAGGCGACACAGATCGGGACGGGGCGAACGCTGCGCAACCTGCCTTACTTCGAGTTCGAAGCCAAGGTCGAGATGCTCATCCAGCAGCCGCCGAAGTTCGGCGAGGGACGGCCCCGGCTGCAGCACGGTCAACTGGTGTTGTTCTGCCAGGAGACCAGCATCCTGCATCTCGCGGCCGTGGGCGACATTCACACCAACCGTGCCAACCTGAGCCCAGCCGGAATTCCCTCGATCAGCTTCACGATAGGTGAGAACGGGACCGGGCCGGTGCCTCACGTTTCAGCGGCTCCGAGCTGCCCGCCCTGGTGGTGTTGGCCGGAAGAAGTGAAGGCGGCGCTGAAGAAGCCGAAGAAAGTCAAGAAATAATTTCGGCAGATGTATTGACACCCCAGCCGAATGTGGTAACTTAAATCGCACCACACGATATTGCTCATGGTGCAGGTAGCGCGGACCCCAATGCCGCGCGCGGTCGAACGGCGCTCCCCGGTCGTCCCGAACCATGAGCAGCCAACGTGTCTCCCGCGAAGAACGCATGTACGAGGTTTACCGCTTTCACCAGCGGTCAACCACCCAGCCCTGCGAGCTAATCGACGCCAAGACAGCAATTTACTGGCTTGACTGCGGCTTCGCTACGCGCGTTGGCCGCTGGCGTCTGCGCCTGGTCAAGGAATCCCCTCTGAAACTCCGCGATCTATCCGCAAGAATGGGGCCGTCTGTGATGTTCGCCGCGGCATGTGGCAGCAGACACCACCAGTCGCTTGTGGAGGCGTGGGCTCAGTAGAGGGGGGATAAAAGGGGGGAGTGTATGGAAAATACTGTTACTAAAGAGATTCCCCTTACGCGCGGTTTGGTTGCGTTGGTTGACGCGGCCGACTACGAATGGCTCTCGCAGTGGAAGTGGAGCGCGACGACGCGACGCGGAGAGTCTTATTACGCCGTTCGACTGGATTCAGATGGCAAGGCGATCTACATGCACCGAGCGATCCTTGGATTAGACGCGGGTGATCGTCGCCTCAGCGATCACATCGATAGGAACAAGCTCAATAACATCCGCTCCAATCTGCGCATCTGTTGCGCTTCCGAAAATATGCGGAATTGCGGGAGGCATCGCAACAACCGAAGTGGATTCAAGGGAGTCAGTTGGGATCGCCTCAGTAAAACATGGCAGGTGCATATTCGGACCGGGAGCGGTCGATCAAGCAAAAGAATCAAGGTGGGCAATTACTCCAAAGCAGAGCTCGCCCATATGGCCTACCGCGAGGCTGCGAAGAGATTTCACGGGGAATTTGCCTGTGCGGAGTGAGGGGCAAATGAACATTGAAAATACGCTCTACCACCCAGAAACAAACTCACTTGAGTGTCTTCATTGCCTCGATACCATCGAACTACGCAGGGTCACAGGTGCAGACCCAGAGCTTTTGATGGCGGTTCGAGAGGAGTATGAGCTTGACCACTCTAAATGTCATCTCTACAAAGACCTCCGCAAGGCGAATCAAGCCCGCGAATACCGCACCGAAGGGCAACGCCGCAAGCTCCACGAGGCCAAAGCGAACGCGGTCCGCGTCCTCTGCGGCGCCATCCACTGAAAACAGAGTGAGCCTCAGTGACTTGATTCCCGATGCCCGGAACGCCAACCGGGGAACGGATCGAGGCCGCTCGGCAGTGCGCAAGAGCCTGCAAGATTTGGGCGCTGGCCGGTCCATCGTGCTCGACAAGCATGGCCGCATCATTGCCGGAAACAAGACGGCGCGCAAGCTGCTGTGAGGAATGCGGAGCCATGGACAGAAGGATCGAAGCTGCCCATCGGGATTACTCGCGCCCGCTGGACATCCGCTGGCTTTGCAGATCGTGTCATGTCCGGTGGGATAAAGCGCAACCCAAGGGCGGCACGGTTCGCGTAGATGAAGGATTCAGGGTTCAAGTGAGGCAAGCATGAAGCTACGCATCCCCATCCTGACGCTGGCAATGCTGGCTGCTTACAGCTCACTGCCGGCGCAGACGGTGACGGTCTCAGGCTCATACCTACAGGATTCTTCGCAGAATCTGATGAGTGGAACGATCTGCTTTCAGGCCGTGAACACGAGCGGCCATAGCATCTCCTACCGAGCCCCAGGCGGCGGGCAGGTTGCAATTCAACCCGTCTGCGCGGCAGTGCTCAATGGAGTCTTCACAATAGGCTTGCCCGACACGACACTGACCAGTCCAGCCAACATTTGCTTTCAGGTCTCGGTTCAGACGAGCAAGGGAACCGCCCTGGGACCGGGTTACAGTTGCGTCCAACCACACGGAACGGCGGTGGGTGATACCGACTGGTGCCAAGCTGGCGCCTGCAACTTCGACGACTACACTCCCAACCTTCCAGCGCTTCCCATCGCTTACGTTTCTCCTGACCTGATGAGTGCATGGAACGTGCAGGTCGCGTTGGACCGGCTCACACAGCGGTTTATCGACAGCGGCCTTTTGATCGTGCCCGACTTCTTGAAGGCGGCGTAGTTATGGCGCGCAACATTTCAGGGCTGAAGCCGTTCCCCAAAGGCGTCTCAGGCAATCCGGGCGGCAGGCCGAAGAAGCTGCCTGTAACCGACGTGATTCTGCAAAAGCTGAATGAGAAGTGCAAGCAGGACAAGCAGCGGCGCACCTGGGCCGAGTTGCTCGTCGTTGCGCTGCTGGGCCGAGCGGTCAAGGGCGACGTGAAGGCCATCGCTGAATTGATCGACCGGGCGGAAGGCAAAGCCAAGCAGCGGTCCGAGGTATCCGGTCCCGACGGTGGGCCGATTCCTTTCGACATCCCAGACACCCGCGAGGCCCTGGAGCTGCGCATCGCAGAACTCCTGGGGAGCCAAGCGACAACCGCCCCGAAGGGGAAGAAAAAGAGGTAGCAATGCGCAAGGCATTTGCAATGGTTCTCATGCTCGCGGCCGTTTCCGCCTTCGGGCAGTCGTCCACAGTGGCCGGCTCTCGAGTCGCCGGTCAGTATCTGGCCTATAACTACGGCTTCTGGAGTGTGCCGGTCATGCTCGGGAACTCGGCCACCGGATCGCAGTCGATCACGGTAAAGACTGCGTTGGTCGACCTCGGCGACAGTCACATCATCATGCCGTTCGCGGTGGGCACGCCCATCAAGATCGGCGCGGAGACCGTTACGCCGACCGCACTGACCAACTGCTCCCTGACGCTTCCCAACACGCCCGGCCTGTGCAAGATCACGGCGACCTTCACCAAGACGCATAACTGGCAGGATTCGGTGTCGTCCGCAACCTACGGCCTGCAAGAGGCGCTGAATGATGCGGCTCTGAATGGTGGCGGCATTGTCCTGGCCGATGTCGCATGGGCGCAACGCGGCACACAGGCCATGGTGAGCGCGGCCACGGTTCCGGCTGGCTCCTACATCCAAGATTCGCGCACACCGGGCACACAGAGCACCTGGGGCCTGATCTTCAACGGCACGCCCGCAGTCATCTCTTCCGGTTGCGGCACGCCGCCCATCATCACCGGCGGCGCCCTTGCTGGCCAGTTCACTATCGGCGTCACGTCGGCCTGTAATGCGGTCATCACCCCAGGCGTCACCGCGCCGAACGGGTGGGCCTGCTCCATGCGGGATGTGACGACTCCGGCGGCCACCTTCGCGCAGACCGGATCGACAACTACCACGGCCACCTTCACACAAACCGGAACCTCGGTCGCCACCGACAAGGTCATCTTCAACTGTGTCGAGTACTAACGCTGCCCCAACTTGACCGGGGCGGCAACCACTGCCCCGGTGGAGATGAATGATGACCATTACAGAGTGGATAGCCTTGTGGGGGCTGATTCTTCTGTTCGTCGGGGCTGTGTGGAAGCAAGGCAGCGATGCCGGCGAAATCAAGGCCGGGGTGAAGGAATTGCTGGGCAGGGCGGAGCGGATAGACAAGAGTATGGACCGCGTAGAGAGCCGTGTGGACACCCTCCAAACCCGGATGAATGACCACACCGAGCGCATCGCTCGGATCGAAGGCCGGGTCAAAGCAATAGGCGGAGGGCGGCATGGACATGAGCCGCTATACGGTCGAGGAGTTAGCCGAGCTGGCAGTACTCCTCGAACGCCGCCGTGAGTTCGAACAGCTCTCCGAGGCAGAGCAGCAGCGCCTCCAATATCGGGCCAAGCTCGAAGCGTCGCCAGCCGAGTTCTTTCGCGCGGCGTGGGATGTGCTGGAGCCGGGCAGGCCGCTGATCTGGTCTCCGCACTACGACCTCATCAGCGAGTGGCTGCTGAAGGTATGGCGCCGCGAATGCCTCCGCCTCATCATCAACGTGCCGCCCCGCACAGCGAAGAGCACCGAGGGCACGATCTGCTTTCCCGCCTGGGGATGGGCACGGGATGCGCGGCACAGGTTTCTGACGGCCAGTTACTCGAGCGACCTGAGCCGGGAGCACAGCAGCAAGCGCCGCAACCTGATCGAGTCTCCCTGGTTCAAGTCGCTCTGGCCGATGGCCTTCAGCGACGACACCAACCGCGCCGATCAGTACAAGAACGAGCAGCAGGGCGAGATGATCGCCACGTCGGTGGGCGCGACGGGCACGGGGCGCGGCGGCGACACGCTGATCTTGGACGACGGCCTGAGCGCAGACCAGGCGCAATCCGAGGCCGAACGCAAGACGGCCCATGCGTGGTTCCGCGAGACCTTCCGCACCAGGTTGAACGACCCGGCAACGGGCGCAATCGTGGTGATCGAGCAGCGGACGCACCACGAGGACATTACCGGCTGGCTGTTGAAGAACGAGCCGGGGCAGTGGAAACAGGTTGTCATCCCGCTGGTGCAGGACGCGAAGACAGACCTCGAAGTCGTCTTCCCGGTCACCGGCCGCAAGTGGGAACGCAAGGTTGGCGACGTGCTGCAGCCTGAGAGGCACACGCCGGCAGTGGTCGCCGCGCAGATGATTCACCGGCGCACCTTCGAGACCCAGGCACAACAGAGGCCGAGTCCGGAGGGCGGCGACATCTGCAAGCGGGAGTGGTGGCAGTTTTATCGGGCCGTGCCGGATGAGTTCGACCAGGTAATTGACTCCTGGGACTTGACGTTCAAGGACGCCAAGGATGCGGACTTCGTCGCCGGGTTCAAGGTTGGCATCAAGGGAGCGAGGCGCTACTTCCTCGATGCGATCCACGGGCGCATGGGATTCACCGCGTCGAAGGATGCGGTCAAACGGCTTCGAGTGAGAGAGCCGGTCGCAAGCCGGGTGCTGATCGAAGACAAGGCCAACGGGCCTGCGGTGATCGATTCGCTTCGGTCCAGTGTTCCGGGTCTGATTCCGGTCGAGCCGACGGGGAGCAAGTTTGCGCGGGCAGTGGCAGCGACGGGAGACATCGAGGCCGGGAACTGCTACCTGCCCGATGTTGAGGTCTATCCGCAGCACCGCGTGTGGGTGGATGAGCTGATCGAGGAGTGGGCCAACTTTCCGAACTATCCCACCGACGACATGGTGGACGGCAGCGACCAGGCCATCAACTACACGAGGTCGGCCATGGGCAATATCGCCGACTACTATCACGAGCGGGCCGCGGCTGCGGAAGCCAAGAAGAACCCGCCCAGAGCGCCGGAAGCACCGAAGGCGCGGGAATGGTCCGAGGCTCTGCGCACCGTGCGCATGGGCATCCTGCCGCCGGGCGAATTGCCGGTGGATGAGGTCAACGACTGGATCGCACTCTGCGAAGAGCAGGGGCAGCATGACGCCGCGGAAGTTGCGCGCGGGGTGCTCAAACAAGCCGAAGGAGGCTAACTATGCACTACAAGAATGGGCGTGAAGCAAAGAACGGCGACAAGGTTGTATGGATCCCTTCCTATGGTTCGCCGGTGGTCGGAATTCTGTACGACGCGGTCGCTGGCAACGACTACTGCAATGGAAAGATCGCGCCGAGTTCGCCGAACGATCCCTGCCCAAACCTGAAGGAGTGTTTGCATCTCGACGACGTGCTGGCCGCCCTCACGGTCAATGGCGCACCCGACACATCGAAGCCCGTCGTCGTTTCAGCGGACAGTAGCCAGAGCAGGCAGGGGCGTTCTTCGGGACGCCTTTTCCATTGGAGGCAATAGTGGAACTTCCCAGGCGCATTACACCACCGCAGCCCATCGGCACCATGGCGCGCGTTCTGACGCTCAAGGGCCTCATGAAGCCGCGCGACGACCTCAAGGGGGAAGATCCCGAAGTGGTTCGGCTGGTGCGTGAACAGAACAAGGACGTTTACTTCCGCGACAAGCATGGCTCGTTGCGGCGCGTGTTTCCGAAGCGGGGTTGAGCATGGCCACTGAAATCCAAGTAGCAGCGGACCGTCCGAGTCTGATCGACCGCCTGCGCTCCGCATGGCAGGGATGGTACGACCCGTCCGCGCCGATCCCGCCGGTGGCACCCGCTGGAACGCCTCCGCGCCAGTTCGATTACCCGCTGGTGCTGAACCAGACCTGGCTCCCGCGCGCCGGCGAGAAGGTGGGCTTCCACCAATTGCGCATGATGGCCGACGGCTGCTATCTCATCCGCGCCATCATCGACAAAGTCATTGCCAGGATCATCACCAAGAACTGGCACTTCCGGCTGAAACCCCAGGCTGGCGAGTACATGGCGCAGACCAAGGATCGGTCGAACAAAGACCCGCGCATCCAGGCTCTGACCAACTTCTTTCAGATGCCCGATTCGACGCACAGCTTCCCGGTGTGGCTGGGGATGCTGCTCGAAGACCGGCTGGTGATCGACGCCCCCACCCTCGAAGTGCAGCGCACCCGCGGCGGCGACATCTTCAACCTGATGCCCGTCGATGGGGCGACCATCAATGTCCTGATCGATAACACCGGGCGCCGCCCCATGTACCCGCTGCCCGCTTACCGGCAGATCGTCAAGGGACTGCCCGCTATCGACTTCACCACGCGCGACCTGATTTACATGCCCGGCAAGGTCCGCAACCATAAGCTCTACGGCTATTCGCCCGTCGAGCAGACGCTGGGCATCATCCTCACCCTGATTTACAAGACGGTGATGCACCAGGACTGGTACGACGAGTCGAACATCCCGCTCGCGTACATGACCATGCCCGAGAACATGAGCACGACAGAGATTCTGCGGCTCATCCGGGAGATTCAAGCCTCGAACAACGGCAATCTCGAAGAGCGCGTGAAGATCCTGCCCGTGCCCAACGGCGGCAAGGTCGAACTGCTCAAGAAGGAAGAGTTCCAGCCCAAGTTCGAAGAGTGGTGCGCGCGCATCTTCGCTTACGTGATGGGCGAAACGGCGACGCCGTTCGTGCAGCAGAACAACCGGGCCACGGCCCAGCAGTCAGACGACACCCGCGAGGAATCCGGCGAGAAGCCGCTCACCTTCTGGGTGAAGAACGAAATCGACCAGATCGTGCAGCGGCGCGACCTCTTCAATGCGCCCGACATCGAGTTCGTCTACGACGAGGAAGCTGAGACCGACGCTCTCAAACAGGCGCAGGTCGATCAGATCAACGTGGCCATCGGGACGCGCGTCGCTGATGAGTTACGCCAGCGCGACGGCCTCTCGCCGCTCTGGGAAGACTCGGGCGGCAACCCACCGCAGCCGTCCATGATGGTGGCCACCGAGGAAGACCAGGACGAGCCCGGCGACGACGACCAGGGCGGCGGCAATCCCAAGCCGAAGAAGGACGGCAAGAAGGTAAGCAAGGCGGCGGTCGCTCAAAAAAAAACTCTACACCGCTACTGATTGACCCGGCCCACTTCGGGCCGAAGCGCAGAGCAGCCACCGACCACATCGAAGCGACGCTGAAAGGCTTCTTCGCCGCACAGCGCGTCTCGGTGAGCCGGGTGATTGAGAAGTACCTACCCGGCGTGCACAAAGCCGCAGGCGATACCACGCCGCCCGATGTTGAGGCCATCCTGGCCGCAATCGACTTCAGCGTGTGGGATGCGCTGGCCAGCCAAATGAAACCCGACCTCGAAGCGACGGCGCAGGAGGCCGTTACGACGGTCTTCGCCACGCTGAACCTGAGCACCGAAGGCTCGGACCTGTTCAACCTGTCCGATACCCAGGCGCTTGAATACGCCGAGATGCGCTCGGCAGAGCTGGTCGGCAAGAAGTGGGTGGATGGCGTTCTGGTGGACAATCCCAGCGCGCAGTGGGCCATCACCGAGACAACCCGCGAGGATCTGCGCGAGATGATCGGGCAGGCCTTCGCCGAGCAATGGACGCCGGCACAACTCGCCCGGCACATCGACGAGTCCTTCACCTTCTCCGCCGGCCGCGCGGAGATGATCGCAGAGACCGAGACGGCCTTTGCGCAGACAGCGGCCACGGTCCAGACCGGAAAGAACCTCGGGGCCACAACCAAGTCGCTGTCGATGTCGAACCTGCATGACATCGACGACGAGTGCGATCTGGCGCAGGCGGCCGGGCAGATTCCGATTGACGACCCGTTCCCCGGCGGCGCATTGCATGTCCCCCTTCACCCGCGCTGCTGTTGCGTGGAGATGGTCCACGTTCCAAAGCCCACAAAGGAGCCCGACAATGATTAGCCGGATTTGGAAGGGCCTCTGGGAAGACAAGCCGAAGTGCAACGCCGAAATGAAGCTCGGCATTCAGGTCTTCCGTCACATTCACTGCCAGCTTCCCAAGGATCACGCGGGCAGGCACCAGGCCAACGCGCTCACCCAGTGGCCGCACAAGCCCGGCGAGCACCGCCCCGGAGGAGGGCCAGAGGACTTATGAGCAAGCCAATTATGAAAAGCCTCTTCTGCCGCATCTCCAAGGTGGATGAAGAGAAGCGCACAGTGACCGGGATCGGCGCATCGGAAGCCATCGACGCCGAGGGCGAGATTTTCGACTATGCCAGTTCCAAGCCTTACGTCGAGGCCTGGTCGGAAGGCGCGCAGCAGCGGTCGCAGGGTAAGAGCTTCGGCAACGTCCGCGAGATGCACCAGCTTTCGGCGGTCGGCAAGCTCTCCGAGCCCATCGTCTACGACGACGAGCAGAAGTTGCTCATCCTCACCAGCTACATCTCCGACGACGTGGCGTGGCAGAAGTGCCTCGACGGCACCTACACCGGGTTCTCGATCCGCGGCCCCGTCGTCGGCGACAAGTGGTCGGATGGCACGAACCCCGGCGTCAAGCGGTACAGCTGCGCTCCCATCGAATTCAGCGTGTGCGACCTTCCCTGCAACGAGGAGGCGGTCTTCACCGCGGTCAAGGCTGGGGGCGTCACCGAAGAGCGCAAGTTCAAAACGGCCACGGCCGTAGAAACGGAGGCCGAAGTGGCCAAGCAGACAGTTGCAAAGAGTCTTTATCAGATCGGCGACCTGGCCGACATTCTCGGCTGGATCACCAACTTGCAGGGCAACACGAAGTGGGAAGCGGAGATCGAGGGCGACAATTCCCCCATCCCCGCCAAGCTCAAATCGTGGATGGCCGAGGGCGTCGATCTCCTGGTCGAGTTGGCCCGCGAGGAAGGCTCCGAGGCTGTGTCGGCCATGAAAGCCGCTCTCGCCGAGCGCGCGCCGAACGCGGTCGCGAAGGCCAAGAAAGACCCGGTCGCGAAGTGCACCAAGGCGCTGGGCTCCATCGGCGAATGCCTCGACAAGACGTGCAAGTGCCAGGACATGGGTAAGTGCCTGACGAAGATGTGCGCGGCCCACGAGGACGCGACGCAAGCCCTCTACGAGCTCACCGAGGGCGACGGTTCTGAAAAGTCTGCGGCTCAAAAGGCTGCAACGGTGGCGACTCAGCCAACCACACCACAGAGCGAAAGCTCGGAAACGGAAGTAATAGACATGAATGATGCAGAAAAGGCACAGGTCGCCGCGGCTGAGACCAACTCCGCCAAGGCCCTGGAAATCGCAGAGAAGACCAACGCCAGCATGGAGCAGATTGCCAAGGCTCTCGCCGGGCTGACCAACCTGATTGCAGGCGAGCCGGTTGCACCCAAGAGCGTCACGGCAGCCGCGCCCGTCGCGGTCACCAAGGCAGCGGAGATCGAAGGCAAGCCGGTCGTCGCCGCGGGCAGTACGCACGACGTGGCCAAGTCGATCCGGTCCAACCCCCACTACCTCTCGAACGAGGAAGCCGCCCTGCTGCACATCGGGCGGTAAGCAGGAACCGGGGCCGCTGACCTGCGGCCCCTTCCCTTTGTTCTCGGCGCGCAACCCCAACGAAATCCAAACTGCAAACCCGTAGCGCATCACGCTTCGAGGACGAGGACAAAAGCATGTTCGGACAAGACATGACCCGCATCGAGGAATTGATCGCCAAGGCGACCGGACAAATCGCCTCGAAAGCGACGATCAGTACCTCCACCAACATCGCCGCATACGACCTGGAGCCCCTGCTCAAGCAGGTTTATCCGGTGCTCGCGCCCTTCCGCAACAAGTACCTGCCCCGCACCGTTTCGCCCATCGGCGGCACGGCTCACAACGCCAAGCGCCTCACTGCCATCAACCCGGCAGCCGGTGGCCTGGGCATTGCCGAAGGTCTCCGCGGCGCTTCCATCTCGGTGGTCGAGCAGGACTTCAGTGCGATCTTCCGCACGGTCGGCCAGGAAGCCGACATCACCTTCGAGGCTGAGGATCTGGCTCGCGGCTTCGACGACGCCATGGCCGTCCGCACCGTCTCTCTCTTCAACTCGAACCTGATGGAAGAAGAGCGCCTGGTGCTGTTCGGTAACGGCGGCAACATCACCGTGGCTGGCGGCTCGGCACAGACCGCGCTCGGCACCCCGAATGCTCCGGTCCTGACCGGCGCCAACTCGGGCGGCACCATCACCGCGGCGACGTATCTCTGCTGGGTTGTGGCGCTCACCTACAACGGCCTGCGCTTCTGCTCGGTCGTCAACGGTGTGCCGATCCAGACCGTGCGCGCCAACAACGACGGCTCGACGACCACCACCAACGGCGGAAGCTCGAACGTCTCCGCGCAGTCGAATACCCAGGTCATCACCGGCACCGGCACGCTGACCGCTACGGTCACCGCTGTACCGGGCGCGTTCGGTTATGCCTGGTTCATCGGAACCTCGAAGGCTGCTGCTTATCTGGCCGCAGTGACCCCGGTCAATACCATGACCATCACCGCGCCCCCGGCCGGCACTCAGGCCGCGACCGCCATCACGCAAGATAGCTCCATCGACCAGTATGTGTTCGATGGCCTCATCACCCAGATTCAGCAGAGCGCATCGGGCGCCTACTCGGTCTCGCTCGACGGCGCGAACCTGGTGTCGAGTTCCGCTGCGGGCATCACCCAGATCGACCTCGCACTGCTCGCGCTTTACAACAACTGGAAGCTCGGGCCGCAGGTCATCCTCGTGGATGCTGGCACGGCGCAGTCCATCAACCGCAAGGTCATCGCGGCTGGCGGCGCACCGTTGTTCCGCTACACCCTGGACGGCAAGACGGGCGAGACGCTTTCGACCACCGCCAACATCATGGTCGGCAGCTACTTGAACCCGTTCACCGGCGAGCTCATCAAGCTGGAGACGCATCCCTGGTTCCCGCAGGGCACGATCCTCGGCCTGACGCTCGACCTCCCCTACTCCACGCCCAACGTGCCCAAGCCCTACAAGCTGATTCCGCGCGTTGCCGACTGGCGTGAATACGAGTGGCCGCTGATCAGCCGCAAGCGGGTTCACGGTCAGTACCTCACCGCAGCTCTGATCGGCTACACGAACTGGGCGCACTTCCTGATCCAGAACGTGGGCCAAAGCTAAACAGAGCCGAACAAGATTGGGCCGCTCCTGCGCCGGGACGGCCCAATAGGGTGGACTAGTTGCGGATTGCCTCCGCCCAACTGGTCCACCGTCCTCTTTCCACCGGGAGAATGCCATGGCCGATTTAACCACGCTCGAAAATGTGAAGTCGTACATGCAGATCACCGACACCAGCCAGGACACCGTGCTGGCGCGGCTGATCTCGGCCTTCTCCCAGTGGTTCCTTACCCAGGTCAACCGCGGCGCGCTCATCAGCTCGACTTACACCGAGACGCGCAACGGGCAGGGCGGCGACTCGCTCACCACGATCTACTGGCCCATCCAGAGCATTACGTCGCTGACCGTGGACGGGGTCACCATTCCACAGCAGGCGAATCCAGGGCAGAACGGATGGACGCCTGGTTACACCAACGACAGCTTCACCGTCTGGCTCACCGGCTACCGCTTCACCAAGCGCCGCGGCAACGTGCAGATCGTCTACGTGGCCGGTTACGCGAGTGTGCCGCTCGACATCGAGCAGGCCGTGATCGACCAGGTGGTCTTCACTTTGCGGCGCCAGCCGAACCTTGGCACCACGTCGCAAAGCATGAACGGTATCACCACGGTCAGTTTCTCGCAGAAGGACTTGGCCCCAGGCGTTCAGGCGGTGGTCGAGTTCTATCGCGACCGCGCGGTGGTGGGCCTGTGATTGTCTCCTTTCAGATCGTCGGCGTCCCGGAAGTCTGCGCCGGCATCGAGGGCGGCGCAGCGCGGATGCAGATCGCAACCGCCAAGCAGATGGGCGTCGAGATGCTCGGCCTACGCAATTACGTTGTCGCCGAGCACCTGAACGGTCCCACCGGTCCAACGACGCTGCAGCAGCGCTCGGGCAATCTGGCCCGGTCGGTATCGAATGAGGTCGATGAAGATTCGACCAGCGTCACCGGCCTGGTGGGCATTCCCACCGCGTCGACGGCCCAGGCTTACGCGCGCATCCTTCACGAGGGCGGCACAACCCGCGCCCATGTGATCGAGGCGCTGAACGCGAAGGCGCTGGCCTTCTCGATGGGCGGTCAGATGATCTTCCGCCGCAAGGTCAATCATCCCGGCTCGAACATTCCCGCGCGGCCGTATCTCACATCGGCGCTCGACGAGCAGGCGGCAGAGATCAAGGCCAACCTCACCACGGCCATGCTGGAGAGCGTGCAATGAACAACGGCGTCGTCAATCTCGAACCGATCTATGCGGCCTTCTTCGCGCTGCTCACCGACAGCGGCAATGTGCAGGCCTGCACCTGGACCGACCCGGTCAGCGGAGAGCCGACCACCTTCGCGGTCGAGTCTCGAGTCCCGCGCGACTGGGCGACGCTCACGCCGGGCCAGTTGCCGGCTCTCTTTCAGGAGGAACTCGGCTTTGAAATCGTGCCAGCGATTCAGACGGTTCAGGCGCGCACCAAGTACGAATTGCGCGTGGACGTGGTCGTCATCGTCTCCTGCGCCGGCGCAAAGCAGCAAGTGGGCCAGGAAACGCAGATCCCCACGCAGGCGCTCAATCTGGCCATCACGGCAGTCCTGAACGCTGCCACGCCCACACTTCCGGGCAATAAGCAGACCCTTGGCGGGCTGGTCGATTCGGTTGTAGCCAAGGGGCGTGTCGAGCGCATCAACGGACTGCCCGGCGCCGGCACGCAACTTTCCATCGCGGTCGTCCCATTCACAATTCTCACGATCTAAACGAGGAGCGAAATGATGAACAGTTTTGGTGCAGGGTGGCTCGCCGGTCGGGCCGCCGCAACGACCGCAAATCCGACGCCCACGCCGAGAGTGTTCGGCCAGCTCCAGGATGTGAGCGTGGGCGATAGCTTCGACGAGAAGAAACTCTTCGGGCAGAACTCAGCCCCGCTGCGCGGCTTCCGCGGACAACGCAAGATCGACATAAAGGCCAAGGCGGCGCAGATCAGCGGCCAGATTTTCGCTGAAATCTACCACGGTCAAGTGGCTGCCACCGGGGCCACGCTGCCCTACTTCGGCTTCATCGCCACGATTCCGACCACGCCGTTCCAGGTCACGATTGCGCCGCCAAGCTCGGGCACGTTCGCCGAGGACTTCGGCGTCAACTACGCAGCGTCTCCTTTCACGCCGCTGAAGCTCGTCGCCTCCGGTCCAACACAGGGCCAGTACGCGGTGAACTCGGCAACCGGCATCTACACCTTCGCAGCGGCCGACACGGCGGCACAGGTGGTCATCAACTACACCTACGCCATTGCCACGGGCATCTCTGTCCCGGTCAACAACAACGTGCAGCAGGAATCCCCGTACTTCGAGGTCTACGTGGCCAACCCCCAGGATGGCG